CTTATCTACGGAGCGTCAGGAGCGGGTAAAACAACCGCCTGTGCAACCGCACCAGGTAAAACTCTAATCATCAGTATGGAAGCTGGTCTTTTGTCAATTAAAGGAGCTAAAAATGTTGATGCTATAGAAGTCAAAGAAGCAAGTGATATTGAAGAGATTGCTGCTGCACTAGAAAAGGGAGAGCTGGATTACGATACAGTTTGCTTAGATAGTGTCACAGAGATGTCTGAGATATTATTAGCTTCAGAAAAACTTAAATCAAAAGATCCGCGTAGAGCTTACGGCGAAGTTATTGAAGTAATGACCCGTACGATGCGTAGATTTAGAGATTTAAAAGTGCATGTTATCTTTGTTGCGAAAGAGGATAAACTTCGCGACGAGCAGACAGGCGCGTTTCACTATCAACCGATGATGGTTGGTGCAAAGCTACCAGTACAAATTCCATACTTCTTTGATGAGGTTTTGGCTTTGCGTATCTTTGAAGGTGAAGAGAATGAGCAAGGTAAAAAAGTTCCAGAAAGATGGTTGCAGACTATCGGCGGAGCTAATTATATTGCTAAAGATAGAAGTGGTAAGTTAGATGATTTCGAGGCCCCTGACTTAACACTTATTATAAAAAAATTAGGCTTCGATATAGGAGAAAAGAAAAATGGGTGATTTTGATAATGTAGAGATCAGCTTTGAAGAGCCGTCAAGTGCGATACCTCAAGGTGTCTATACAGTAGAAATATCCAATTGCGAGAAAAAAGATTCTAAAGCTGGTAATGCTTACTTGGCTTTGGAAACTAAAGTAGTTGGAGATAATTTTGCTGGTTTTTATTTGCGTGATAATTTTAACCTTTGGTATGAAAATAAAGACGACAACGAAAAACAAGAGATGGTCAGAGAAATAGCTGGTCGTCAATTTGGTAGATTGTTGAAAGCTTTAGGTATGGACAAAGCCCCTGATAATGCTTCTGCGTTAAATGGTCGTAAGGTTCAAGCTGTTGTTGGTATCGAGGCAAGTACGAATCCAGATTATCCTGGCGATAATAATATCATCGAGGATTATAAGGCTGTTGATGAAGATGTGCCTGATTGGGTTAATGAAACCACAGATGGCGACAAACCTAAAAAGCCTAGTTTATAACTTAATTAATGATGGTGACCTTTCTAAAACTATGAGCGCTAGACACCATCATTTTCATCAAGATACTAGCGCTCATACCTTTTTTTACAAAATCCCGTAGAACGCTCTATAAGAGCTCCAGTTGAATTTTTGTTATTTTTAATGATAAGTATTAGACCATACACAGATATGCTCTTAGAGGGCGCCTACGTAATCTGTTTTTCTAAAAATTAGCGAAAATTTTGCTTATATAGAAATATCAACCATATGACAGGTATTATATGTGGTGGCTGGCTTACCATTCTCATAATCTTGGTAATTTTGTAAGTATTTAGCCATACGCTCCCAACCTTTATCCATATCTTCGTTCTTCATACGAAATATTTTTGAGGCATATGGGTGAACTTTCTCTTGAGCGACAAACATAAAATATTTAACTTTATATCCTGCTTGCTGTATGCCCCGACGATACCAAGATGCCTGCATGTCATAACCATACTCTTTTACTGATTCAATAAAACTTTCAGGATTACAGCTCTTAGTTGTTTTGTAATCTACGATAACAATATCTTTAGATCCGCTGCCAGGCTCTAAAGGTGCACACATAACATCAGGCCTACATTTGCAAAGCACGTCGCCCTCGTACCAGTAAAAACTATTTTCTACAATCTTACTATCAGCATCTATATATGCCCAAGCCTCTTCAATTAAGTTATTACGCATACCTTTTAAATCTTCGTATTCTTTTTCTGTTATAACTGTTAAGCCACGATCTAAATAATCTTGCTTTAATATTTTGTTAGCGTTGGTATAAGGCGAGCCAGTTATAACGGCTACATCATTTTGAAATGCTTTATCTCCTTCAACCACATAAGAGTGAGCAGCCGTTCCAAAATTCATAGGGGGTGTTGTTTTTTGTTCTTGTTGAATGGCATGTACTTGAGACTTGCCAAAGGCTCTTACAAAAGAACTAGAGATACCTGGGCCATCATGGTAAACAGCGTTAGGCACGTCGCTATAAACAAGGGCATCGCCTTGTTCAGTAAAATTATATTCTTTTAGTTCATCTATCATACTCATACTCCAATTTTAAAACTTGTATTACTTTTTCGTTAAACATAGGCTTTGGAAATTTGCCAAGACTTTTTTTTAAACTCAGCATGTTTTCTAGTTTGGATTTGTTTCTGTCATATTCTGGGCTACCTATACTTTTCCAATACTCTACGATCTTTGCATATTGATTCTTGTTGCCATCAAAATACAGCTCTAAGCTGGTGCTTTTAAATGGCAGATATATAAACTGAAAGCCGTCCTTAAATGGATAGCACTCCGCGGGTTTACCTATTTGCAATTGGTTTATATCTTTCATCCGTGAAAGGTTTTATATTCTTCGTTAAAGCCTTTATATTTTTGAGCAATTTTTATTTGTCGTATTATTTTTTCAAGAGCATTTTTTGTTTTTACAAAGTTTTTATCACTTAAATTTATTTGTGGCTCAAAAATAAATTCTCTTAATGTATTTTCAGGCAATTCAAATTCTTTCGCTAATGAGTTTACTGATATTTTGTATTGATTTGTTAAAATCACAATATCTTTGCGCATTTTAATTTGTTCAATTTCTTTCATAATGTTTACTTATTAATTTTTCAGCTTTGGCGTTGACCTGATCGGCAAACCACCAGGCAAAATATAATTCTTCAAGCAGCTTCATTGATCTCTGCCAAAATGTATTTGGTGGATTAATTTTTCTATTGAGGCTATTTTCTTTTTAGTTTCTCTAGATGGTTTTTTTTCTTCCAATAAAGGCTTGCCGTAATTACCTAGAGCCTCAATCAGCATTTCTTTTTCTTCTTGGGTTGCAAAGAGCTTTAACATTATTCTTTATCCCACTTACAATTTATTACGTCTTGCTTGTCTTTGGCCGTCCATCGTTTTGTAAAAATTAAAAGGCTGGCAACTATATTCCAAACAACAAATATTGAAATAAGGTAAATAAGCAAATCTATCATTTGTCTAAGTAAAGATAATAAAAAGCAGCAAAAGCAAGGACGATACTTGCAATATAAAGCTCCAGGCTAATCATCTTGTCGCAAGGCCTCAAGTTGTTGTTTTAAAGATATGTTCTCTTTAATCAGTTGTTCTAAGTCAATAAAGGGACTTTTTTTGCCTACATTGTTGACCTCGAAAAATACTTCATCGTTAGCAACAGCTTCTTCAAATAGCTTTACTAGATCCTCTTGCTTGTCGACCTTATCATCGTCAATATAAAAATTTGCTCTGACTATCGCGCGTATCATAATTAATGTATCTTTTTCTCATCAATAGTATGTTGCAAAGAAAATATCTTACTTCTTAAATCATAAATCTCATCTAAGTAAGCGTGTAATTCTTGTCGCAAATTTTTCTTAAACTCTGGATCATCGCCGTTTATATCGAATGTCCAAGCCATAGTCATCTTATTGACATCAAGTATGTCTTTTAAACTTAGCTGATAACTATTAAATAGAATTATTACAAACATGGCTAAATCTTTGTTATTGATTTTTGGGTGCAACTTTTGATACATGCGCAAAGCATAATATGCCCTAACAAATCTTGCGTCTGTTAAGTCAGCATCATCTTTGTCTAAAGGGTTATCACCCTCTAACAGCTCCTCGCGCATTTCTTCTAAGGTTGGTAGTTTCATATTATATTTTTATTTATTGTAGCCCTACGAATGGCTTGTTCAAACACTATCGGGTGATATTCCCGCAAGTATTCTAAAATTAGCTTAACCTTTTGCATTTGTAAGGTAAGCTCCCTTAATTGATCTGAACCTTCTGGTTCACAAAATTTTTTTATTTGTTGATCCATAACATCTCCTAACTGTTATAATAGAATTTAACAAAATATAACTAATCTGTCTACAAATAAGTAAAAATAAATATAGACTTTTTGCATCAAGGGTGTAGAATAGTAATTTTAGGAGAGAAAATAGTATGTCAAGAATGAAAGATTTTATTATTGAAATGGAAAGCGACGCACAGATTATTATAGATAATTGCGAATCAGTCGAAGAGTTTTGTCAGCGTATGCAAAAAATAAATTACTTGTACGCAGATGATTGGTGTCAAGAAA